AGAAAATGTTCCTAATAATGTTCATCATTATGCTACTGAAGGATATAATAGTGAATTAAAACCTGTTACATGGAATGAAGTTTTTAAAGATAGAACCAAAAAACAAATAGACGCTTAAAAAAAAAAAAGGTATTCTGAACTTGTAAGAAAAGCAGCAATTCTACAAGTGTTTTTTAATCCATATTTCCCATTTACAGGATATTGGATTTACTTAAAATTTATAAATAGCAAAAACATCGCAATAAATCATAAAAATTTTTATGAAGAGGAAGATATAGCGCTTATAAGAAATACTTATCCTCTTGGACTTTTACCTTTTACTGATTTTACAAAATGGTGTGAAATTTTTATTCAACAACACAAAAAAACAACAAAAAAAGGAAACCCAAACGGAACAGTTAAATGTTGGGTTACTTTAAAAAATAAACATTTAATTAAAATAGAAATATGAAAAGCTATAAATTTAGAATAAGTATAAAATGGTGTAAAAACGATAATGGGGGAGATATTAGACCTTTATGTGTTGATTATACAACAGAATCTGAAAAGCGAGCTAAAATAAAAGCTATACTATCCGATTTTAGAACTAACCCAATGGATATTGGCGAAAATAAAGGTAAAATCCCTTATTCTGTATCAACAACTATTCCCTCTTTTAAAAAATGGTAGGTGCATTGGCAAATGAACGCTAACGAAATATGGCTAAAATTTGAAGCCGATAACAAATAAATTTAATTATTAACGAATAAGACCTACTGAGGCTTTTAAATTTAGCTGGTGTTAGGCAACTATTATTATGAGAGATGAAAACGAAAACCCAGTACGAAATAGAGTATTATCAAAAAGAGAATTAAGGAATGAATTATTCGGCATACTTGCAATGTGTGATGCCTTCATAGATGAAGGCAATATGGTTGGAGGTAATCGAAAAAAGGAAATGATTAAATATTTACCTAAACAGATTGCGGCAAATATAATGCGATTACAGGATTTAATAGAAGTATGTGATTTGCATTAATTGTGCCTAACGGCGACTGCTTTGAGTATTAAAAACTTTTTTGTTTTTATTACTTCAAAGCAAATGTTATAGCTATCTTTTATTTATCAAACATTTATCAATTAAAATATGAAAAGAAAAACAGAAATATTAAATTTATTTTCAGGATTGGGTGGAAATAGGAAATTTTGGGAAAATTGCAATGTTACATCGGTTGAAATTGATAGTAAAATTGCGAATACTTACAAATTGAACTTTCCTCACGATGAAATTATAATATCAAATGCGTATATTTATTTGATTAATAATTATGAAAAGTTTGATTTTATTTGGGCAAGTCCGCCGTGCCAAACTCACACTAAAATGATTAAAAGCGGGCGAAATAGAAAACCTATTTATCAGGATTTTAGACTTTACGAAATAATATTTTTCTTGCAAAATTATTATAAGGGTAAATGGATTGTCGAAAATATAAAACCATTTTATAAACCACTTATTGAGCCAACAAAAGAGTTAAACCGTCATTTAATTTGGTCTAATTTTGATATTCCTGATTTTGAATTTAAAAACATAAAAAACTTCATAAATAAAGGAAATAGTGAAGGGGCAAATGAAATGAAAAAATGGCTTGGAATTGATTATCCTGGAAATATTTATTATAAAAATAATCACGACCCTGCACAGGTTTTGAGAAATTGTTTGCACCCAAAAATTGGCGAGCATATTTACAAATCAGCTAATTTTTATTAGCTATAACGGTAAGTGTTGGCGGTCGGGCTTTTAGCTTTGCAACTTTGCAGGCTGAAAGCCGCAAAATGCAAAGCTAAAAGACTGCCGTCCAAAACAATGTTATGCTTTTTTTTTCTTGTTCGTAAATTTAACTAAATAAAAAACATGTATCAACAATTTAATTATGTTTCCTTCGATAACACAGAATGTCAAGTTATAGGAACTTCGTTTAAAGATAAAATCTACAATCTAAAAAATCAAATAGAAATAAAAAGCATAAAAAACTGGTGTGATGTTGGTTGGAAATATGAAGATGATATTAGTCCAATCCCATTAACCAAAGATGTTTTAATAAGATTAGGCTTTGTAGAAAATGGTAATCATCTTGATTTTAATGAATTTTGTTTCATTTCAAGAAAAGAAGGTGTTTTTTTGTGGTCAAATCCAAAGCCTGATTACAATATTCGTTTTATTCACGAATTGCAAAACTGGTATTTATCGAAAACTGGTGAAGTGCTTGTTTTTTGTTAAGCATAACGGTAACTTATTGCAAAAGTTGCGAAAATACGCAGAAAAGCTAATAAGTAATTCAAAAGTAAAATAAACGCAAACAGTTAATTAACATTATATTGCAAGCAATTTTTAGCAATAAAATGTTATAAACTCTAATTTTATAAATATGAATTTTTACAACATTTTTCAAGGGAATAAATTGATAAACGATGCAATTATTAAAGGTTTGTTTTTAGAAAAAACAGATAATCAAAAAATGGAAAGTGAAAAATATTACTTTCAGGCTTTTTTCTATTTGACAAAGCGTTTCGGAAATTGTAAGATTTATGATGATTATAAAGATGGCGGGGTTTGGACTTTTTTAGTTAAAAACTATAAAATACAAATATTACTTGACAGTTATTCTGTTAGTTTTATAATTTATGGAAATTCAAAGTTTAAAAATTACAGTATGCTTTCGCCATATTGGATAGCAAGGCACAGAATATACGACAGCGTAAAAAATAAAATGTATGTTGAAACTGAAAATCCAACTAAAATTCAAAATAAAACGAATACCCAAATTTGGGATATATTTTTAAAAGAAAATAAAATAAACAATACTTGGACACAAGAAGCATTCGATAAGTGGATTGAAGCCAATTCAAGGTTATGGTTTGAATTTACTCAAAATTACAACTCGAAAATAATAGGTATTAATCAAGATGAGTATTTTGAAAAATACGGACGTTTTTACAAAAATTCAAAAACAAAACACGCTTTAAAAACTTTAGAACAATTTTTAAATAATATGCTTACTCCGATATATATAAGAGATGTAGGTTTTAATATTTTAGGTAATTGCGAAAGTGAATTTTTAAAATTTACGGATAATATAAAAATTGAACTTGAAGTTTAGTATTGTTTATAACGTTGCACTTGTTGGAAGCGTTTTGCGTTTTTCAGCAAAATGATTTCCAACAAAGTGTTATGTGCATTTATTTTTTTATCGGCGATGCTGAAAACCGAATTTAACAGAGTAGGCAAATTTTTAATATTTTATTTATCATGGGAGAAAAACATGAATTTACTTACGAAGAAGAAGTTGTTGGAAACAAGAAATTGAGAAAAGCAACCGATGAAATTATTCAAGAAGTTAAGCAAATGCCACGTTCGAGTGAGCGAAGTTTGTCAATCACAAAATTGCAAGAGGCTGTGATGTGGCTCGGTATGGATTTGAAAAGATTAGGAACTGAAAATCCTTATCCAAATTCAAAAAAGCCGGAAACCGGAACTATTATCGAAAAAACTGCTGACGGTTTGAAATTGTAAATTTTCTAATTGAATTATGTGTAGCGGTGTATTCCGTTGCACATAACGAATATGCGTTGGTTGCGTTGTTTTTTATCGCACAATGTCAATTAATGCAATTCGTTCAAAATTCAAATAAAAGTAAATTCACAGCGAAAAGTTAAAAAACAATGCAACCCAACGCACTGTTAAAGTTTTTATTTATCTATCAAACAATTAATTATGGAAACTAAAATATGTCCAAAATGTCATGAAGAAAAACCAGCAAATACTACTTTTTTTAATAAAAATAAAAGCACAAAGGATGGATTATCTTGTTACTGTAAAGAATGTCTAAAAATAAAAAGTGCAAGATATTACTTAAAGGAAAAAGAACGGATTTTAAGAAAAACTTCCGCATATCAAAAACGTAAAATGGCTACTAATAAAATAGAATTTGATGTTAATTTAATGAGATTTAAAAGCTGCAATAAATGTAAAAAATTATTATCGCTATCACATTATTCAAAAGAAAATTGCAGACGTGATAAATTGTCAGGTATATGCAAAAATTGTTCAGCTATAAAAAGCACTGTTTATAGACAAAAAAAACCAGAGAAAAGGAAAGAATATTATCAAAAAACAAAAGAACACCAAAAATTAAAAGAACGTGAATATCGTATAAAAAACAGGGATAAAGTAAATGAAACAAAGAGGAACTATCGTAAAAATAATCCTATCAAAATGAAAGAAAAAGATAATAAAGAAGTTACTGAATTACGAAAAAACTATATAGTAAAATTAATTAAAGGCAAAAATTATAAAATTATAAAAACTAACGATATACCACTTAAATTAATCGAAATAAAAAGAAAAATAATACAAATTAAACGTAAACTTAATTAAATTTAAAAATCATGGCTAAAAAAATCACAGCACCAAAAAACGCAGAAGAATTAAACGATTTTTTATCTCAAACATTAGCAGATGTTAGAAATTCTGAAATCAACACCGAAGAAGCTGAAACTATCGCAAAAGTTGCAGATAAAATTAATAAAAATGTTCTAAATCAAATCTTAAACAAAAAAGCTACAACTGATAAAATTATTGAGATTAAATTTTTAACGACGTAGTTATTAACTTTAACAATTCGATTGGCACAACCTACGACCTAACCAAGTACTATGCAATACATAACCGCTAAATTTTAGCGGTTTTTTTAGGTCTAAGAAATAAAAATCTGTTATTTATATTATATAGAGCTAATTAGCTACATTACTACATAAATCTTTATATTATATTATAAATCAATTAATTAAATTAATGTAGTAAAAAATATCTTACTACATTTTACTACATTAGCTACATAACTTATTAATAAGTTATATAACTGCAAAGTAAGTAATGTAGTAAAATGTAGTAAAATTGACCCTAAAAAAAAGCCTACTACATCACTACATAGACCAATAACAGCAAGACTTACAGAGCGTTTTTACTGTGTGTAAACAATACTTTACTACATCGCTTGCAGCCTTTTACTACTCTACATTACAGCTATGCCAATGTAGTAACATGCAAAAAAACACCAACTTTTATTTACAATTTTAAAAATCAACAATATTTTTAAAATCGGAAATAATAAATCATAAATAATAAATCGTACCATGTCTTAATTCTAATATTGTACAGTTTTTTTATATCAATTATCTTTGTATCAATTACTAATTACCAGTTTCTAATTACTAATTACTAAAATATGCCATCTCCGATTTCTGTATATATTGAAATGCCAACTTATTTGAAAAAGTATCTAATTTTTCAAAGTAAAAATAAAGAAGAGCCTGTTATTTTTACAGAAGGACACAACTATAATCTACTACTCACTCGCTTAATTTCAAACGATAGAAGAATAAAACCTTCTGACAAATCAAAAAAAGGTTGTAAAATAATTTTGCCTTTTAATCAATTCAAAGATGTGTACTTTTATAATAAATTAAGTAAAAAAGCAAAACAGAAATTCAGGAACCAATTAAGAGATGATTTTCTATATGATTTTAGAATGTTCTTAAAAGATAGAACAGTTTCTTTTTTTGATAGAAAACAAGTCATGGAATTTTTCTTTTTAACTATGAAAATTACAGACGATGATATAAATTATGCATCTTTTTATAGAAGTTTTACAAGATATAACGAAAAAAGGCGTGTAACTTACAGTAAATCAATGCTTACTCAGTCATTGCTGCAAATTGTCCGTTTTTAGTATTAAATATAAGACATGAAAAATTTAATTTTTAATAGAGAAACTGGAAATATTGGAGGCATAAATCGTGTAAGATTTATTTTACCTGAAGAAATATATTATATTGATGATATTATTAATAATGAAATAAATACTATTCTCGTTGATAATGAGGAACACATCAGAGAAATAGATATTATTCAAGAAAGTGGCTTTTATAATGAAAAAGAGCCAAAAAATGACATTCACGAAACTGAAATAGAGTTTAATGTTGCAAAAGAGGAACTGGACAAAATAAAGACTCTGACAAAATTAAGCAATAATAAAATACTCCTTATAATAACAAGCAATAACTCTACAAATAGAATTGTCGGGCTTCAAGATAATTTTTGCAGAATAATTTCTTCTTTTAATTCAGGTCAAAAAGTTGCTGATATAAATGCTTACAAACTCAAAGTAAATCATAAATCAAAGTTTCCTAATCCATTTTTTACAGATTATCTCGGAGTTATGTTTGAATGCTTAAATTTTACAACTTCTCAAGCATTTATGAATTTCCCATTTGTTGTAAGTATTGAAATTAGAAATAATTCAATAAACAATATTAATGATGTTGAGCAAATATTTGAATTTGAAAATTTAGACTCTGTGTCAGTTATTCACAACATAACTGCAAAAACGACTGTGAAATTTGAAACAACTATATTAATACCAACACTTACAACAAATAACGCATTACTACAATTAAGAGGTGTCTGTAACAGTACTAAATCAATAAATGTTTTAAATCCATTTACAGCATCAAAAATAGGACATTCGCCAGCAACACCATTATCATCGCTTATAGTTAGTGTTGGTATAACCAACAATAGAAATTTTGAAGCAATTAATGTTGAGCAAAATTTTGAAATAGAAGGTATTGGATTTGAAACAACAATACATAATATTAATGCATTAAGTACAGTAGTTTTTGAAGCAATTATAGAACTACCTTCAATTATAGAGGATTTTATTTTATTAAGACTAACAGGAGCATCGAATCAACAAATATTAATACCTGTAAAGACAGGAAATTTATTATATGATGCAGACACAATACTAATCTTAGACAATAATAACACACAATTAATATCAGAATAAGATGGCACAAGAACAATTATATCAACGAGAAATTGAAGAATCAACAATAAATGCTTGGTTTTTTGTTTCTAGAAAAAACGGTGCGGGTGATGAAGATTTCACTCCCGGACGTAGAATAAGTTATCCTCAATTACTTAAAGTACCTGAGCTTGACGTAGAAGCTGTAGCCAATTGGCGAACTGCTCTATCAATTGATGGTCCCGGAGTTTATGCTTTTGGGAATGGTGTAGAAGAAATTGATAATAGTGGTATAGTTCAACTTGGAGGAGATATTGAACATGATACTGAATTTGAGATAGGTGATTATACTGTTGATTTTGTAAGTAATTCACAAAAAAGATTATCTATCCATGATGTTTTAATCGAAATTGTTAACGCTCCATCTGGTGAAATTAAATTAGGTAATGAAAATTGTCTTGTTGATATTATTTCAGATACTGTAAATGGACATTCTTTTTCTGTTGCAATACCAAGTCAGGAGTCTGAATTTTCAATGGATACTAATGAAGGTATTAGGTTTCAATCTTTTGGGAATCGCATTCAAATTAATGAAGATTATGTAGAAATAGAAGGCTCTGTTGTTTTACGCTCCGAAACTCAATATATTGGTTTGGATAGTGATGTTACTGAGATAAGAAATGGATCAAATGGAGAGATTTATATTGGTCGTTCAAATGCAAACATTCGTATTACCTCAAACACAGATGGGACTAACAAGGTAGAATCTACTGCCACTACAATTGATTTTGATGCATCAATTGGAGCAAATCTTGGAAAACTCCATGTAGAAAGTGAACTTGTTCAATTAATAACCAACGAGACTTCTATTGAGGTTAATAATTCTAGTGCTTCTCTTATTTCAATTGAAGGTATCAGAATAAATGTTACCGGTGATGGCATTCAGTTTTTAGGATTAGAAAATGAAGCTACAGATCCAGGCTATTTATATCGTGATTCAAATGGATTTTTAAAAATTAGTTCTTAATAATAAAAAATGAAAAATGAAAGTAAAATTAAATTATAACGAACCAAAAGATGCTATTAAAATCATTAATCATTTAGTTAGTGATGACAGTTTTAAGATGAGTATTTCTAATTGTAGAACTTTTGATGCTTGCTTGCAGACATTAAGAAAAAGTACTGATGAATTGGAAACAATAAAAAAAGAAACAAAGTCGAAACAAAATAATAAAAAAACGAAGGATAAGTGTCCTTCACAGAAAGCATAAACATCTATATCATTGCATTAATTAATTATTGATGTAATGAAGCAAATAAAACCTTTTTCTTACGAAGCTAAAACTGATGAAACCGTAGATATTCACATCTACGGTGTTATTGGTTATAATGAATCATACTGGGATGAAGGCACTAACAACACAGACTATGCACTTGTTTCACTTATAAAAAGATTAGACAAGAAATATGCTCGTATAAATGTGCATATTAACAGTCCGGGAGGTAGTATTGCTGATGGATTGGCAATATACAACACCTTAAAAAAGGCAAATGCAGAAATTCATACTTACAACAATGGATTAGTTGCAAGTATGGCATCAATTCTAATGCTTGCTGGAACTTCACATCACCCAAAAACTTCAATCAATCATTTACATTCTGCTAGTACAGTAACAATTGGTAACAAAAAAGAGCATAAAGCTGCAATAGACCAATTAAAAACTTTTGAAACTGCATTACAAAATGCGATTTCCGAAAAAACAGGAATGACCGTAAAAGAAATCAAATCGAAGTGGTTTGATGGAAACGAACATTTTATGAGTGCTGAGGAAGCTGATGAGTTTGGATTGGTAGATGTTCTTGAAGATGAAACGGAAACCACGCCTCCAAAACCAAAAAACAAACTCGAAAACATGCAATTTAAGCAAGTAATGAACTTGTATAAAAATGCAATAGAAGAAAAAACAGAAGAAAGTTTTTGGAATAAACTTACAAGCAAATTCAATTTTCAAAATAAAGACAATCAAAATAATAACAAAAAATCTAAAAAAATGGCAAACTTAAAATTTAAAGCAAAATTTCTTGTACTACTTGCATTAATAGGACTTGAAGAGTTTGTATTAAACGCAAACAACAAAATTGAAATTGATGTTGATGCTGCTTTCAAAATCAATGATTCTTTATCTGATAAAGATACTGAAATTGAAGCATTAAAACAGCAAAATTTGGCTCATGAAAAAACTATTGATGCTCAAAATACACAAATAAGTGATTTGCAAGCTAAAATTGATGGCAAAGCTGTTGGAAATGCTGCAAATCCAAAAAATGGTGATAACTCAATTGCTGATGATAAATCGATTGTCAACCTTGATGATGAAACTTCTAAGGCTCTTCATGAGTATAATTTAAAAAACAGATAGTAATAATATTTAGCAAAAAAATAAATGCTAATTAAAAATTTTAATAAAATTTAATTCTAAAAGATATGGCAGATTTAACCACACCTATTGATGTAACGGCAATTCAAGGCACAGCCAACCAAATGAAGCCTAAAATTAAAAAGCTAATGATGCATAGCATTCGCACAGTTCTTGGAACATTGGCGAATATTAAAGGCGTTCAATCAACTATTGATATGCTTACTTTCATTGAAGGTAACATAGCAATACCTTATGATCCAACTTTGCAAAATTGGCAAAAACTTGGAGACATCAAAAAAAGAACAGCATCTGTAAAAGTTGGTATGGTTCCGATTAAAGATGAAATAGAAAGATATAGAGATACTTATATGGTAGCTCTTGAAGATTTAAACCTAACAGAAAAAAAATTACCATTTGCTCAATGGTACCTTGAAACTTATGTTGGTGTTGGTTTACAAAGTCTTTTTGTTTTGCCTTATCAGGGCGTTCATAATGCATCAGGGACTACTGCTATTGATATTGCAGACGGTTTTTTCAAAATTATTGAAGATGAAAAAGCAGCAAGTACTCCTGGTATTTCTGAAGCATTAGGAAATATGTATGTACTTTCAGGAGCTGCAACGGATTATACAGCTTCAAACATTGGTGATGAGTTAAAAGCTCAATATTTTTCTATGCCGGAAATAACTCAGCAACTTGCTGTTGTTGAAATACGTATCCCTTACAGATACAAACAAATGTACAAAGAGTGGTTTAAATCAGAATATCCAAATATAACAAATGGTGATATTGATGCGACTTACCTTGATGGTACTGACAAAAAAGCGAAATTTATTTGGGAATCTGCAATGGGAACCAGCAGAAAAGTTATTATGAACGTAAAAGGTGTAATGACTTATGAAACTGACAAGGATAATAAAGAATTTGGGAAAGCTACGATTTTTCACCCTGAAAATAATCCATTTTATATCGCAATGGTAAATAAAATTGTTATTGGTTTCCAAATCCATACTCTTGACAAAAGAGTATTCAACGTAAATAACTTATAATTAACTAAGCCTTGCTTTGCAGGCTTTAGTTTATTTTATAAAAAAGATATTAACTTCTAAGATTAATAAAATGATAGAATATCAAAATATTGAAAATACTGTTCGTGAAAAAGGGAACCCTGGAGGTATTTGGGATAATGTATATTTTGCACCAAAATCTGATTTTGCAGAATTTGCAACAAAACCAACTCATACCGAAGATAGAGTATTTGCAACAATGAGTAAACTTATTGTTGGAACTGATAGATTAAAACCCGGTAAAAAATTATATAAGCTTTACACTACACTTGAAAAGGGTGGTTTAACCGCTGAACGTCAAGGTGAAATGGATGGCATTTCGCATAAAGTTAGTTTAAAACTTTTTAATCCCGGTCTAACATCTGAAGGTCTCGCAATTATTGAAACGCCAAATCAAGATTGGATATTTTATGTTAGAACAGGAGAGCAAATGTTCAGAGTTGGAAGCAAGGCATTTGCTGCAAAATTAGCAGCTGAAGGTACTGTTGGAACTGGTGATAGTGTTGCTTCATTAAAAGGTAATGAATTAACATTTACTACTTATGAAAATGGTTTTGCCGGTGAAGTTGTTGATATTGCAGCTATTGAAGCAATGCTTAACGCTGTTGATGAAGATTTAACAGTAGCTTATGTGCCTGCACATGGTGCAACTGGTGTATTACTTGATGTAGCACCTGCAATCACATTCGGCGAAGCTGTTGTAAATGCTGATACAATGCAAGCATTCACAAATCAAGAAATTGAAGCTATTACAATGCTTGAAGAACTTGATATTGATGGTAATGTTGTTGCAGAAAAACCATTTACTGCTGTTATTGCAGGCAATGTTGTTACAGCAACGCCTACATCTGATTTTAATGCAGCAACTATGTATCAACTAAAAATTGATGCAACTAAAATATTAAGTGCTGATAACCAAGGAAGAATTAATGCTTCTAATTATGTGAAATTTACTACTGCATAATTTTCCGTAATTATATTGTTTGTTTATTAAAAGCCTCTTTATTGAGGCTTTTTGTCCTTTATGCCTTTTTTGGCAATTTCTACTTTTATAAAAAGAAATAATCTAATAATTATACCATGAAAGAAAATGAAATTAATCAAGAAATAAAATCATATTTAGAACAAGATGAAATGGATTACTGGGAAGGCGTAGAGCTTTATTCATATCATCCAAAAAAACGCAACAATGTTGTTCTAACATTGAATCAGCGTTGGCAAAAAAGCACAATGCACGAAAAACTTGTATATGAACTTGAAAAAATAGTTGGAAATAAACCAACAAACAGAAAAACTATTTTAAATCAACGACCCGCTGTACTGCCTTTTAAAGTTATAGAAGAAACAAAAGATGAAGCACCTCAAAATTATGAGTATAAAATTACCTATAAAAAATTGCCAAAAGAGCTGCAAGCAATTGTAATTGAAAAAGGGCAGTTATATAACGCATTGGAACAAAAGAAAAAAGAACTTGCAGATATTGGCGAACAAAATGATGACAAAAGCGTAGTTAAAAGAGGAATCATATTGAAAGATATGCGTAGAATGTCTGATAGGATTAAGAAAATTCATTCGTTATTGATGATTTTTGATGAAAATAAAGGATTTGTTAGTAATAAAAAATTAAAACCAGAAACTGCAAATAAAATTGCTTGTGAAGCTAAACAATTCTATAACGAACTTGAAATTCTTAAAACGAGACCAGTTGGTGGTACTGATGAAAAACCTCAAGAGGAAGAAACTAAAGAACTTTCATTAGAAGATGAACTAGATAAAGAATTTCAGTACCAAAATATGAATTATTGGAAGCGTAAGGATTTACTTGTAAAACTTCGCTCATCTGTGAATAAGCAAGAAAAAAGAGCTAAAAGTACGAATAAAGAAAAAATTAAAGAAAAAAACTTATTAAAAGTTGAAATGGGCAAATCTATGATTTATTTACTTGAAAAGTATTTTAAAGAAAATGAAGAGCCTGATACAGATAAAACTTCTGAAAATAATACTGAAGAAATTATTGAACCTGAAAAATAGATGCTCTTTGAGATTAATGATATAGAAAAAGAGATTGAAAACATTCAATTTTCAAAAATAAATCATTCTGCAAACTTTATTAGTTCACAGAATGATTATTTATCAAAACATTTAAGAAATATTGATTTTAATGAGAAAAATAAAAATTATCATTTTACGTCTAATGGTCGTTTTGCTCTTCACGATATTGTTATCCACATTGCTAACGGAATTACTGATGCTAATTCAATCATTACTAGCTTTAACATTTCCGTTATTGCAGCAAAATCACTTATTCGAGCGTGGGACAAAGGTATTTTTACATCTCTTAGTTTTGTTTTAAATGCTCAAAAAAAACATAATTTTAAAGAAGCAATAAAACTAATCGATGGTAAATTTCCAATTGCATTTACTGCTATTCATGCTAAAGTCGCATTAATTTGGAATAAAAAACAATTTATCACAATAATTACTTCAGGAAATTTAAGCAACAATAATAACTATGAAAGAGGAATCATCTCTACATCAAGAAAAGTCTTTGAGTTTGATAAAAACTGAATTGATGAATTATTCATTAACAATTCTAAATGAAGTTGAAAAACTATCATACTTATTAATGCTTCCGATTGATATTGCTAAAATGGTTGAAGTTGATAAAAGACAATTTATAATTGATATTCAATATGAAGGGTCAGAAATTTATAAATCATTTAATAAAGGAGTTTTAAAAAAAGAAATTGAAATAAAACAAAAAATGCAATCTATTACAGATGTATTTGAAAGAGATTCATTAGAAAAAGAAATCAGAAACTACAAAGCAAAACTCATCTTGCAACTACATGGTTAAGAATAATGAAAATACTGCATTAGAGCATATTCAAGCATGGTTAAGAGAGCCTGGTACTATGGAACTATCAGAAAAAGAAACTGAAATCTACGACCGTCTTGATTATTGTTACGACCAGCTTAAAATTGATCGTCCTGTAGTTGTTGCACGTAAGTTAATGCAAAAATACGGTTATACAGACCGCACAGCTTATGCTGATATTCAACGTTGCCAAAAACTTTTTAATCCTATTAATCGCCGTGATTTAGAATGGATTAGAAATTTTATTGTTGATGATGCTATTTTGCAAATTCAGGTTGCTCGTGAAAAATTTGACCAAAAAGCTTGGCAACGTGCCAGGGCTGATTTGCTTAAAATGTACGAAATTGATAAAAGAGATAAGGCTGTTATTGACCCTGATATGCTTGGACGTAATAATTATTTTATTACTATCAATTTTGGGAATGAAGCTAAAAAAATAGATATGAATGAGCTTCATAAATTACCAGTTGATAAAAGAATTAAACTAACAGAATTTCTTTTTCAAGATGTAGATATTGAAGATGCTAAAATAATAATGGAATCATGATACAAAAACTTTCATTTAATCCATTTCAAACTGCAATTTCCATTTTGCAGCCAAAATATAACTTTATGGTGTCGGGACGTGGTTTTGGAAAGTCAACTTATTTCGGGCATCAATTACACCAAATCGTGCAACATCTACCAGGAGCCAGTGGTATTATTGCTGCAAGAACTTTAACTCATGTATTAACTTCAATTCTACCCTCTGCTTTTGCCCATTTGGAGCGTATGGGTTACGTTCGTGATGTTCATTATGTGATTGGAAAGCAACCACCAAAAGAATGGGGAACGCCCATCAATGCCCCGGTAAAAGATTTTTCTAACTATATTACTTTTTTTAATCCTGACAGACCTGTTGGTTTTTATTTAGCATCACAACAATTAATTGGTTCTGGTCGTGGACCTAATACTGATTTTCTTCTTACTGATGAAACTCTTCGTCTTGATAAACAAAGATTAGATAATGAACTATCTCCAACTTTAAGAGCTAACAAGGGTAAATTTAATGTAGATTGGCATTTAGGCGAATATCATTCTACATCAATGCCATATACTCAGCAATCAAAATGGATACTAGACAAGGGTAATTATTATCTGGAGGAGTATGGTATTGATTATTTTTCACTATGGAAACAAGTTGTAAAAATGCAACTTGAATTGTTAGATATTGAAGATAATAAAGAATTTGCCAGACAATGGAACGAAATTCAACATATCCGTAGAAAAATGAAGCCGCTATTATCAAAAGATGGTCAAACATTATTTACTTTATCAAATGCAATTGATAATTGGGAAAATGTAGGCATTTCATACATAAAAGAGCAGCGTAAAAGATTACCGGAAGTCATATTTTTAATTGAAATTATGAATATGATTATGAGCTTAAACGAAAATAGTTTTTATGCTCTAAATGAAGATGTTCATGTGTATTATGATGGTTGGGATGATGATTTTACTAATGATTTGGCTTTATCATCAGGATTTGATTTTACTGCATTAAGTACAAGAAAATGTAATATTCTTAACCGAAAATACTATAATATTAACTTACCTATTCATTTGTTTTTTGATTGGGGTGGTACTATCAGTTTTGTGCTTGCAGCTCAATACAATAAGAATAACAACACATTATATATTATTAAAGAATTTTACATTACTGCCGGAGGAGATATGCCAAAACTTTTAATGCAAGATTTTTCAAAATTCTTTATTGAACATAAAAATAGAGACTTGATTTTTGTTAGAGATACTTATGGAGATAATGCTTCTATTCAGAAATCAAAAACGATTAATCAAGATGCTATTGCTGAATTAAATAAGCAAAATTGGAAAGTTACAACAAAAAAACACAGACATAAAGAGCCGCCTATGTTTGAAAAGTGGCAACTGATGCAGAAAGTTTTAGGCGAAAAAGAAAATCTTTTTAAGGTAAGAATAGACGGTAATAATTGTAAGTACCTAGTTATTGCGATGAAAGAAACTAAAGCAAAGCAAGTTGGTAATAAGTTTTCAAAAGATAAATCAGCAGAAAGAAAATCTAATGTTGATCAAAGAACTGCACCGCACTCCACAGATGCTCTTGATAAGGGTTGTTACTGGCTTAAAAACAATATAAAATCTACAATATTTGTTGCTGCCAATATTTAATAATTTACACTATTAACACTATTAACACTATTAACACTAAAAATGGTATTTCCTCAAAATTTCCAATTTCCTTTTTTGCTTAATAATTAGAATTTCTTCTATGGAAATTTTGAGGAAATGGGGTCTCTATTAGGCGGTTTTTGGTAGTGAAAGCCTGAAAATCAGTTATTTAGAATGATTATAAATTACATTTATTTTTCTTTCTTTCCTTTTTTAATGCAATTTTAATGCAACTGCCTATAAATCAGTAAATTAACAGCCTTGTAAGTTCCTGTATATCAGTCCATTTGTCTAATCACATTTATTTAAGTATCTTTATATCAGTTAATTAAACCGATAGGTTTATAGTTGTAGTAAAGGTTTTATGTTGTATTTTTTTGACAGTTTTTTGAGACTTTTTTTACTTAATAAAAATACTGAAAAAACTCCGAGAGTCAGAAACTCGTAAAAACGAAATTATTTTATAATATTTTTTAAATTTCTCAAAAATGAAAACTTATTATTATGTGCCTGACAATGGCAATTCAAAGCAATTTTTATCAAAAGAAAATGCAGAATTACACGCTGAAGCCTGTATTTCAACAGTTGAAGAAAAAGAAGTAAATAACAAAGATTTTAAAAATCTACTAAAAGAAGTAAACTTCTTTGATGATGCTAAAATTTTGGAAACTCCTAAACAAGAAGTTAAGGAAGAACAAAACGAATTAATACAAAAACTTGAAGCACTACAAAAAGAAAATGAGCAGTTAAAACAACAAACTTCTTTATCTTATGAAGATGCTGCCGAAATGTATCGCAGAAAGGCAGGTATATTAAAAGATATACAAGTTTTTGAAAATGTGTTAAATAACATTAGTAACATAATCGAAGCAATCGACAGCGAGGAAGATTTAACATCTGCAACTTATAATGTTACATTAAAGAATAATAATTCTTATTCAAATGCTCCAACAGTACTTAGCATCTCAAATGTTATATTTATTAATAGTTTTTTAGAATTTGCAACAAATAAAATTGAAAGCAAAGTTTCTGAACTGAAAGAAGAGATACAAGCTATATAAATATTAAAGGGGACATGATAATATAGCATTATCAAAGTCCCCTTATTTTTAAATTTCTCACTACAAAATTAAACAATATGAATGATATAATCAAAGAAAAACGCAAAGTATTGCAAACATTAAGTAGTACAGCCGTTGAACTTGCAGAAGACAAAGGCATAGAGCCAACAGAACACACCATCAACGAGTTAATAATGATGTTGATATACAATCCTGAGAATGAACATAATTTCAAATCTTTTGCAGGTTGGAAAAAAGAAGGCTACACAATAAAAAAAGGCTCAAAGGCTTATATGTTGTGGGGGCAGCCTATTAATATAGAAAATAAAGAAAAAACCGAAGAGAATAATGAGGACAATAGTTTTTTCCCTATTGCTTATGTGTTTAGAAATGACCAAGCAATTAAACCAATAAAACGGACACGTCCAAAAAAAGAAACACCGCCAAAAGTTCCTGAACTTGTTAAAGATTTACCTTTTTAGAATTTAAGCCTGACAATTAAATATTGTTAGGCTTTTTCTTTGCATTGTAGGGTATATAAGACTTTCATAGTCATATATGCCCTTTTTTTTGTTTATGGAAACGGACAGGATTTATAGGGCACAGTGTTCTCCTACCGGAGGGGTTACTTCCTAATAACAGATTGAAAAGAGCGGAATAATGATGTAATTATTTGCTTTTCAGTCTGTTATAAGGAAGTAGCTCTTCACATTTTTTTCAGGTTACTTATGTTGGTTTCTTTTTTTTTTGCATCTTCAAAGAAAACATTTACTTTTCTTGATTTTCCAACAAATATTTTAAAAATAGTGTGCTTAATTATTTTTTAAAGGATTACTTCTTCGACCAAGTTCAGTCATGGCTTTTTCAAAGATTAAAGATAGGTCTGTTTTTTCTTCTTTGTCTTCAAAGAAAAAGTTTATTTCTATTGATTTTGCAACGATTAAGAAATTTTTCATTGAGGGGCAATAGTTTAACGCAAACATTCGAGAAACATTTGAACGTTGCAAACCTGTTTTATCTGCAATTTGCTGATGAGAAATTTCTTTATCTTCTGCAATTTTTTTTAAGATTAAAACGAGCAGCTTCCATTGCTGCTCGTTTGTGTTTTCGTTTTTCATATTAATTGTTATTTACAACATAAGTCATTACTCCATGAGCATTCATTAACGGTAATAATTGCTCTATATTCATTTGTTTGATTTTAAAACTTGCTAAATTAACTATTTCAGAAGTGTGTTTTTCTTTACCATATAAAGCATGAACTGAAGAGTCATAGCCTTTTATCGTTTGTCTGCTTTGCTCTCTCATAGTTAATGCTTCTGCTCTTAAAAAATTTAAGATTGTTTTCTTATTTCCTTCAATAATTACTTTGCTTGCGTTGTACTGTCCTGTTTTTGTTGCTTTCATAATATTTATGCCGTATTGTGCTGTTGCCGCCAGCGTTTAAGTTACTTTATTAATTCTGTACAAATATACGTATCATTTTTGATACTACCAAAATTATTTTAAAGTTTTTTTTTTTTTTTTTTTTTTTTTTTTTTTTTAATTTTTTTAATTTTTTTTTTTTTTTTTTTTTTTGTCCTTTATTAAAATGTCATTAATGCTCACTTTTGAACTATGATTTTAAGAAGAGTTACAGCCTTAAATGCTGTACTTGCTGACTGGGATGAACGAAAATTACCTGATGGTTCTGATAAAGTTTTTTCAGTTGCATTTATAAGTAAAAAAGGAAAGTTTAGATTTATTAAGAGAGCTAAAAAAACTGGTTTAAGAATGAATATGAAATATAACGATATGAAGGCTGTACAGCCAGTTGATGAAAATGGTTTTGAAATTGGACACATATACCCAGTTTGGATTCATTCTATTTTATTTTATTCCGGGAATGTAGAATTTAATTTGTTGAAATGACAGAATTTGATAAAAAAGGAAATCCAATTGTAAGTTTTTCTGCAAGTAAAGTAGTTATGCAAACGACTACTGAAGAATCGCTTCCATCAATTAGAGCAGGTAAAAATTTTGAACCTGTGAAAGTTGGCGGTGTTGCGGTTATTCCTTGGTACGATGACAATGAGTTTCCTCAAGTAGCAGATAGAACTATTTCTAAAACTTCGGTTTTAAAAAGAGCATTAAACGACATTTCAAAAATAACTCTTGGTCAAGGTGTGTTTCCATGCGAAGTTTTGGAATATTTAGAAAATGGACAGGAAAAGCTTAAAGTAATCACTGACCCTGTAATTACTAATCAATTACAATCTTATGTTATTCGCAGATACCTTGCAAAAACAGAATATAATGTAAGAAGTTTTGGCAATGCATTTGTTGAATTGATACCAAATATCGCAGGAAATAAAATTTTAAAATTAAATCCTGTTAGTGCGTTGCATTGCAGGCTTGAAGCTCCTGACAAAGATGGCAAAATTAATAATGTTATTGTTTCTGGCAAGTGGCCAGACCCTGAAAAAAAAGATATTAAAAAATACTTGTTGCTTGATGAAATTGACCCTTTTGCACATTTGCAAATATTAAAGGAAGAGAATAAATTAGAAGGACAAACTGTTTTTATGCACATTACAAATTCTTTTTCTTCTAATGATTTCTACCCTTTGCCAGATTGGTATAGTGCTAAGGAATGGATAGAGATAACTCAAAAAGTACCTACTCTTATAAAATCAGGTATGGATAATATGCTGAATATTTTCTTTTTGATAAGAATACCATATCAATATTGGGAAAAAAAATATCCAGCAGATGAATTTGAAAACAATAAGGAAAGAAAAGATAGAATAGAAGCTGATATTCTAACTCTTGAAGAAAAATTTACAAGTGTAGAAAATGCAAGAAAAGCATTAATTACATTCTTTGGAGACTCCGATGTTGATGGTGATGATAAGTGGGAAGTTGAACTTATTGAGCCAAAGTTTAACAAAGAAAATTTTGTTACTTCAACTGCTGCTGATACTCAAATTGCTATTTCATCGGGCATTAGCCCTGACTTATTGGGTTTGATGTACGGGAATTCAAAAGGTGGTAGTATGCAGCGTGAATTATTATTGCTACAATATGCACTAAGTTGGGAAGCTCGGCAAAAACTTGCAGACCCTATTGAAATGATGTTAAGGTTTAATAATCCGGGAATGGAAAATTTACAACTTCGTTTCAGAAACACTTTTTTAACGACACTTGATACAGGTGCCGGTACTGATTCTAATTTAAGTTAATATGTTATTAAACACTATAGATAGAGTAAAAGAGATTCTTCCGGTGAATGTTTCTTTTGATTTTCAAAAATTAAAACCTTTTGTGATTGATGCTGAACGCATAATTGAAGAAACAATCGGAACTGAATTATACACTGAATTAAATACTCAGGCAAATTTAGAACCGCCTGAAGCTGATGCAGTAAAAGATACTGTTATTAGATTATTACAAGAGCCTATTACATATCTTGGTTTTTATTTTGGGTTTGATATTTTAAATACGGTTTTTTCAAATCAAGGTTTTCACAGGATTGAAAATGAAGAAAGTGGAAAAAAGGCATTATTTCAACGTCAAGAAGAAAATTTAAAGTTAGGATTTAAACATCAAGGCTACAACAGGCTTGATATGTGTTTGAAACATCTTGAGAAAAATAAAAATGATTTTGCTACATGGACAGGGAGTGATTCATATACTTTATTGCTTCGCAACTTTATTAATTCTACTGATGTTTTTACAAGAATTTATAATATTGGTGGTAGTCGACTTGTTTTTCAAAAATTAAGAAATTATCAAACAATTGTTGAAGATTTTGATATACTGCCGTTAATTGGTCGTGAGTTTTTTGATGAATTAAAACTACAAATCAAAGAAGATAATTTAACTCCAGAAAATTCTACTTTTTTAGAATTGTTACAAAAAGTTGTTGCTTTTAGAGCTATTCACAGAGGTGGTGTTGAATTACTTGCAGAGCTTAATGAATTTGGTATTTATCAGCAAAAAATTGTTGATAATACAAGAAATTTCAAAACACAAAATGCAGCTGCACAGGACTTGTACGAAACTTTATTTGGACAGGCTAAAACATACGGACACTCTTATCTTAAAGTGTGTGAGAATTTTTTAAAAGCAAATATAAATGATTACCCAACTTATGAAGATTCATCTGCTTATGATGATAGTGGTAGCGTATTTAATTTGGAAGGTACTAATAAAATAGGGATTATATAATGGAAAAAATATTTGAAAAATTTTTAGGAATAATAGAAACATTACCTCTTGTTTACAAGATGATAACCTTGATTTTACTTTTGGTTGCCTTTATAGCATATAAAATATTTTCTTCTGAGAAAATACAAAGGTTAGTCATTTTAAAAATATATAAAAAAATAGGTAAATACGCTCGTGAAGACTTGCTTATACACCCTTTTTTTACAAGAAAACAAAGATTTTTAAATACAATCAGCTTAATGAAATTTGAATCTGAAAACAAAACAGAAATATTTAAAATGTTGTTTCGGATAAAACTAAATATTGACAATAAATTGTCAATAAGTTATGTTGAAAATATTGATTTTAATGGGATTTCAAAACATATTTTAGTTGCATCAATGATGTCTCTCGTTTCTGAATTTATAGAATCCTACGAAAAAGATTTTCTCGAAAGTTTGCAAAAAAAATACAACAATGAAAAAGGTTTAGAATTATTTAATTTTATAATGAATCACCCAACTGGTTTTCGACAAAAAAGAGTTGACCGAATTAATAGAATAGTTTATCAAATAGATGTATATATTAGAAATTCTCAAATATTTGACAATAATATAGAACGAGTGGTTCATTTTTTCAACGAATTATTATATGCTCTAAGAATTTCTATTTTTCAAGCAGAAAAAGACTTTAAAGACATGAATGGACATATTGATGAAATAATAAATAAAGATGATTAATATAGAAATTGAAATAAATAAAAAGAAACAATTATTTAATCATCCTGAATGTTTTAACGAATTGTTGCCTCATCAATTAGAAAAAGTGGTTGAACTTTTTATTTTAAATAAAAATCCTCTTTCCGAAAGAATTGGTGATAAGTTTATGTTATTAAATTCTTTTCTGAAATTGTCGCATAAAAAAAAAGAAAATAAAAAAATATTCAAAACAATTGATAACCTTGTCAACAATAACATCATTGATAATTTATTAGAATTGCAAGATTTTTTATACAAAGAACAGGATTTCAATAACTGGATTATTAAAGAAATTAACCACAACAAAAATGTTTTTTATGGTCCAAAAAATTATTTTTCTTACATGTTATTTGGTGAGTTCATAGTTGCTGATATGTTGTTTATGAATTATTTCCAATCGGAAGATAAAAACATTCTTAACAAGTTCATTGCTGTTTTATATAGAGAAAAAAAAGAAAATTTTGATGTAAATAGTCAGGCTGATATTAGGAAACCCTTTAATTCTGATTTTTGGGATTATCGCACAGAGCAGCTTAGTAGTCTTGATAATATAACCAAACAATCAATTTTATTTAACTATGCAAGTGTTCGTTATTGGCTTACAAAAAAATATCCGAATGTTTTTAATTCTGAAAGCAAAGAAAATAAAAAATCTATTGAATTTGGAAACAATCGATCAGGATGGATGAATATCAGAAGAAATTTAGCCGGAGATGTTTTTAATCTTGAAAAAACAGACAATCTATTATTATCAGATGTTTTAAATGATTTGAACGAAAAAATGAGCAAATGACAAAATATACTGATTATACGGCTTACTTTAGGCAGTTGGCTACCGATTTACTTGGGCATTCTGATTCTGAAAAGCATTTTTATAGAAAAGGCTTAGAAGAATTTTTACAAGGCTTGCAAACTGTTGTCAATTACCCTGCAATGCTACTTGATAGGTACGATTACAAGTATAGTGATAATGGTGCTGATAATGTAATGAAAGATAGAACTATTGCATTTATGATAATTGATAACACAAATGATATTGAGGACTATAACAGGATTGATGAAATTTGTGATTTAACAGAAAATATTGTTGATAAGATATATAATAGAATAAGAAATGATATAAGAGAGCCTAATAATGCTTTTCTTAAATATGCAAATTTGAATAATATTCAAGTTTCACCAATTGAAAACTATGCTGATGCAACTTTCGGTTATTTTGTTACTATTGAAATTTTATCACACCATAATACTACAGTATGATTACTATTTTACATGAACCTAAACCGCTTGACTTTTCGGGCAATGGACTTGCTTTCGAATTGCAAGGAGCTGGATTAATTGCATTCGAGGGGGTTTTATCAAAAATAAATGAAAATGCTACATTTACAGAAATATCAAAATTTGAGTTAACTCCTGATGTTGCAATGAAAGCAAAAGTCCAACTTGGTTATTTAATTAAAGATTATATTTCTGTTAATTTGCCGAACCTTAGTAATACTGAAATATCTGCAAATAATCTTAATTCTTATCGATTACAACTTTATGATAGAATCTTGCAGGGTGGGCAAATGCAATCAGTGTTATCTCTTACCCGAAATTACTCTGTATTAAAAGGAAAAATTCCTTTTTTGAAATTTCCTGATTTTGACATCGATGTTTTTTCAAATACCGATAAAAATTTTCTTAACTGGATTGATTATAACATTTATTTATTTTCAAATGCTAATTTCTTTCTGCATTACTTTTTTAATAAAACGCCTCAAAATATTCATTTAAGGGCTAAAATATTTTACACTGATCACTCAAGCGAATATCAAAATATTTTTACAATTTCAGCACAAAGCAATAGTATTTTGCATTTTCCTTGTTCCGAAGAAAAATTGAGCTTAAATCAATATTCACCATCAAAAGAAATATATAAATATCAACTTGCCCTGGTTGACGACTCAAATAATGCAAAAACAAATTGGATTTCGTTTTTTTTAATTGATAAACCGCTTTATGTGAGAGAATTTGCTTTTGTAAATAATTTTGGAGTTTTTGAATTTTTCTATACAAAAACAAAAAGAACGGAAAAGCTCACAACAAAACGAAAAGAGTACAAAAAAAATCTTCCTATTAATTATAAGTCTTCAGATGCTGAAATAGAATCTATTTTAGAAGAGGCTTATAACATTTTTGAAATTGAGACAGGAAGTATTACAGAAAAAGAATCTCTTAATATATCTAATATGTTGATTAGTGAATTCTTATATGAAATCGTTGACAATAAATATATCCGTTGTCAGTTAATTGATGGTAGTAGTGAAATCATACCCGAAGATGATGTTTTTTCAGTTAAATTTTCTTACAGATACGCTTTCGACAAATGACAAATCTTTTAGACCTTATAATAGCACAACAATATGTTGTCTTACCAAACGATTTTTCATTAAAATTATCGTTTAAATTTCCGATGCCTTATCTTGATAATATCCCTGCAGCTTCAACATATTGGTTTAATTTACCAACAGAAGGAAATAATTTAATCTTTAAACATGCTAATTTTATTTATGGTGTCGATAAACTAAAAATTTATGATTGCATTCTTGTTGTAGCTGGCAATCACATGAAAGGCAAACTATATTTAAAAAATGCAGGTCATAAAGAATATAAATGTTTTCTTGTATTTAATGATATTATTGAAGAAATTTCAACTAAAAAAATATCTGAATTAGTTAATAGTAGTTATTACTTAGGTGCTGATACGAATACGATTATTGCAGAAGTTAAGGCATTATGCCAACGATCATACCCTGCTGTTAATTATGCATTTCCAGAAATATTTAATGATAAGTTTTTTGATGATAAAAACGATGATTTTTATAATATAAATACGTACTCAACAAATCATAATGTATTTAGGAAAAACTATTATTCAAATTTATATGAAAAGGCTGTTAATTTTACGGCATTAGTCCCAATGCCCTATTTATTTCATGTGATTAATGAAATTTTCAGAACAATAAATTATACTGTAATAGGTAATTTCATTAATGATATAAATTTTAGAAAATTAATTATATATAATAATGTTGCTGAAGAAAATATTTCAGATACCGATTATCTGTTAGCACGGCATCCTACATTATTAAGTTTCGTTACTGGAACGCAAACTTATCAAATTCCATTACCTGTTATTGTTAAAGATAATGATAACACTTTAATTAACGACCTATATCATGGGTCTGTTGTTGGAAAATATATAATTAAATATAAATTTACGGTGAATGCAGGTGGTCAATTTACGCCACCTCCCGGAGACATTCCGTTAGATAAGAGGTTCTGGTTTAATTATTTTGATGGAAGCGAAATGGTTAACATTCATACTGAAGAAATTTTATCAGAAACAACTTATGTCGAAGGTAGCATATCATTTACTTTCGCAACACCGCCTGTTCTTAGTTTTTATTTTCACACAATATGGCCTCCCGGTAGCGTGCATCATGTTGATGGTTGTGATAATATAGAAATAACAATTTATCCGGTAGAAGAAAATTTTATTGATGTTTTTTCAACAGAATTTGAACTAAAAAATCATGTTCCAAATTTAACATTTTCTGACTTTTTAAATAATTTGATAAAAAAATTCTCTCTTGCCATTTTTTTTGATTTTAGTAATAAAAAAATTGAAATCGAACATTGTAATGACATTATTAATAACAATAACTATCTTGATTTAACAAATCATCTTATTAGCAATTCAGAAAAAATACAATTTGAAAACAAAGGATTTTCTGTAATAACCAAATGGTCTAATGATGATTTGATAAAAAATAACTTTAAAAATATGAGTGGTTATTTGGATATTACATATATATATACACTGCCTCCACCATCTCCCGAATTCGTAAATCAAGTGATTTTTTTTGTAAAAGAAAATCATTACCAAGTTGCTATTATTAATGAAGATAATTTATTAGAATGGTCATTCTTAACGGATAGATTTTATGATATAATAAGCAATAACATTGATGTTCTTGAAGTAAATTCGACAATAAATACATTATTTTCAAGACTTGATGATAATTTTAATTATTCTTTGCCGAAAATTTCACAAATAGGAACAACAGCAAGTACCGGAGTTAATGATTTCGGTTTTAAATTACTTAATTATCATGGACTTGGAAATAATCCTTATTCTTCAAATAACAGATATAATGAAAATGGAAATATAGTTTCTGGTGTTAATCTATACCCACAAGGTGAAGATGGGCTGTATAATGTCTATGCTAAAAATTTTTATGATTACATTTCATCGCGAGATTTAGTTGAAATGGATTTTCATATTAATGCAAGTGTTTTTCAAAAAATAGCAAATCTTTTTAAGGCTGGTAATCCTACTCGAAAAATCAGAGTTGGAGCTCGAAACTACATTCCTGAATCTGTTGATATTACTATTAATAGAACTTCTTTTGTTAATTGTAAAATAAAATTAAGATAATGGAAAAAATAGACCCAAAAGGTTTAAATACTGAAGTTAGGAAGTGGTCGAGGCAATCGGCTGCAATGATGCGTAGTAATGTCAAACAACTAACAAATAAAAACAAACACAAATATTTAAGAGCAAAAAAAACACAAAAATCAAAACTGGTAACTAAAGATTTTAAAACTCAATCTACATTTGCTTTTCAATCTTTTGCAGTAACAAATGAATCATCAAGATTGGGCGGTTCGCTTTACGATAGTATTAAACAAAAAACTCGTAGCCGTTTCGGTGTTGTAGAACGAATTATATTTCCATTTGCAAAACATGGAATATTCATAGACCTTGGTGTAAGTAGAGGTCATAAAAAATCAAACCCTCGTAAAAAAATTGATTGGTATCGTTTTGTTTTTGAAGAAAGGCTTGATATGCTTGCTGATGTTGTTTCTGAAAAATATGCAGATGCTTCGCTTAAAGCTTTTGGCGAAGATATAGGAACATAAACAATGTCCTTTATTTTGTAAAAAAAATCTGCTTTTTTTGTGTAAAAATATAACTAAAACATTTTTATTATGGCAGGATCAAAACGAAACGCATTTGAAAATTCATTACTACAATTAATATTCAACAATGCTGCACTATCAAACATAGGTAATGCAGCCGGACTTCAACCTTCTGGCGTTGCGGGTAATTTATACGTAGCTCTTTTTACAGCAGCACCCTCTGATAATTCAGACGGTACAGAAGCGGCTTATACTGGTTATGCTCGTGTAGCAGTTGCAAGAACTTCGGCAGGTTGGACTATTACAGATAATGTATGTGAAAACACCGAAGCTATTACTTTTGAAGAATGTACGGCAGGCAGTGCAACAATTATAGGGGCAGCTATTATGACAGCAGAAACAGGAGGCGATATGTTATTCTGGACAGACGACCCAAACCTTGCAGTTTCAGTTGGAATAACTCCTGAATTTGCTGTAGGCGATTTTTCAATAACAGAAGATTAATATATGTAGATGGCATATCCCGTATTTACATACGCAGGTAATTTTTCAGCAGTTGCATCACAAACTACTATTAATGTTGCATATCCAAGCACGATTAATGCTAATGATATATTAATATTACAAGTTTTTGGCTATGCAACTACCTCATTTACAACACCAACTGGGTGGACTGAAATTGATACTATTCAGCAAGATGATAAAACTTTCAGCTTATTTTGGAAGCGAGCTTCAGGTTCTGAATCAGGTTCTGAAACTGTATCATGTGCTGATAGTTGCGATTTATTTGGACATATCTATGCTTTTTCAAATTGTGCTGTAAGCGTGACACCTTATGAATCTTACACTTATAATGCAGCAACTTCTAACTCTTTAACAATACCTTCTATTTCAACAAATGGAATTGAAAGATTGGCGGTTGCATTTTATAATGTTTGTGGGTATTTGAATCCTACATTAACAACAAATTACACAGAAATTGCATCTGTAGGCTCACGAACGGGGCAAGATGGCGTGATGGAAGCACATTTACAAGAAATTGCAACTGCATCAACAGTATCGGCAGACAATTCTACAATAGGTAATGTAAAAACACACGTAGAGCATGTTCTTGCATTAATCCCCGTTACTGTAGGAAATGATTTAATTACTGCAAGTATTTCAAACAACTCACTTATTTCTGCTGATTTAAAAGCGAAAGGAAAATTATTATCTAATATAAATAATAATTCTGTTGTAGATTCTAATCTATCTTATGTTAGTTCTGTTACTAATTTTGATAGTAATAATATAAATATTAGCAGTTTTATTTCTGCTAATTTAAAAGCTAAAGGAAAATTATCATCTAATATAAATAATAGTACTGTTGTAGTTTCTAATTTATCTTATGTTAGTTCTGTTACTAATTTTGATAACAATAATATAAATGTTAGCAGTTTTATTTCTGCTGATTTAAAAGCGAAAGGAAAGCTATTATCTACTATTAATAATAGTACTTTTGTCGTTTCTAAGCTATCTTACGTTAGTTCGGTTACAAATTTTGAAAGCAATAACATAAATGTCAGTAGTTTTCTTTCTGCTGATTTAAAAGCGAAAGGAAAGCTATTATCTACTATTATTAATAGTACTGTTGTAGTTTCTAATTTATCTTATGTTAGTTCTGTTGTAAATTTTGATAGTAATAACATAAATGTTAGTAGTTTTATTTCTGCTGATTTAAAAGCGAAAGGAAAATTATTATCAGTTATAAATAACAATTCTATTGTAGCCTCTAACTTATCTTATATTAGTTCAAGCAGTAATTTTAAAAGCACAAATATTAATGCAGCTTCTTATATTTATGTAAATCTCAAAGCTAAAGGAAAGTTATCTTCTAATATCAATAGTAATTCCGTTGCTACTGCTATTTTTCCTTATATTAATGTTTTTATTGAACTTGTAAAATCAAATAGTTTTATAACAACAAATATTTCTGCAAATAGTTCAGTTACAACAAATGTTACTGCAAATAGCGATGTAACAACAAATATTTCTGCTAATAGTCATCTAAATTAATTAAGTTATGAGCAAAATTTATGTAAATCAACCTTTTAGATTAGAATTAAATGTAAATCAAAACATTGAAGGTGCTTCTGCTATAATTAAGGTTAAAAGAAAAAATGGACCAAGCACAGAGCAATTTGATTTAAATGCAACAATTATTGATGCCGAGATAGGTGTTATCCAATCATTAGTAACTCCGACAATTAATAATATCGTTGGAAAATGGACAGTTTGGGCTTATATAACTTTTGCTAATGGAGATATGATTCCTGGAGAGCCGTATTCTTTTGAGATTTATAAAGAAGGTTGTTAAATGTTTTTAATTTAAAAGAACAAAAATGCCCCTACATCTCTGTAAGGGCAATGTCAATAAGTCATTATTAATTAATAACAACTCCACAAATATACAACATTTTTCTATGTTTTTATTTAGAATGAATATAAATAAGCATTTTTTTGAAAAAAAAGTGTGCAAATATTTGTACATTCGTTTTTTTTTAGTAGTTTTGTTGTGTCAATAAGAATTATTAATTAAAATTTAAAACGATGAAAACTTTAAAAAACACAACAATTACAATTATTGAATCAGGTATTGAGGAATCGAATAATTTTAAAAACAATATTTTAAAATTATTTAAAGAGGAGTTTATTTCAAATTATTACAATCAATATAATGTTAGCATTGATAAGATTGCCCTTTGGGATGTTAGTTTTGGAAATACAGGATATGGAAGATTTAGAAGAGCAGGGCGAGGAATTCAATTAGTAGTAGAAGGTAATAGACCAAGTGATGATGGTGAATTAGAAAAATATGAAGAAACTATTAATATTAGTGAGACTATTGATTCTAGTACAATTGATTTTTTGTACACTTTAGAATATGGCTCAAAATCTTATTCTGATGAAATGAAAAGAATAGCACTTAAATTAATAAAAGATGAAATAGATGATAAAATTTCAGAAGCAATTATAAATAATTAATATGATAAAAAAAGAAATATTCCTTAAAGCCCGACAGCAAGTCGGGCTTTATATCGCAGCCGTGATGAAGCAGAGAGGCATTAATAAAATGCAGCTTGCTGAGCGTGCCGGAATAGAACGTCATCAGCTTTATTCTATATTAAAAGGCAACACAGCTTATACTATAGATACTTTTCTGGTGGTAATTCAAGCATTAGATTGCTATTTCTTTCTTGCGGATAAAGAAGGTGAGCATCTTAATTTTGAACACATGGAAGAAAAGTCTGACCCTGATAAGGCTATGGATTTTGGTAAAGAATAAGTCCTTTAGCTAAATAAACAAAAACGCTTAATTCGCTTAAAATGAATTAAGCGTTTTTTTTATGGCAAATAATAGCACGAACCGAAAAATAAATATTTGGATAAACGGCAAGCAAGTCGAAAATTCATACAAAGGAATAAGCAATTCAATGCGTAAAGCTCGCAACGAGCTTGCAAATATGACAATTGGAAGTAAGGCTTATCTTGAGCAAACGAAAAAACTCAAGCAATTACAGAAACTGATGGATGACCATCGCACTAAGCAAGGGCTTATTGCTAATGGGTGGACTAAGGTTAGAAATGAGTTTAAATCTGCAACAATGAGTTTCTTTGCCGGAAATATGATAACAACTGCCGTTGAGAAAATGGGCAGTGCTATATCAGGACTAATTACCGGAGCAGCAAGCCTATCAGATGAACTCGCAGATATTCAAAAAACTACAGGATTATCAGCTGCAAAAGTCGATGAATTAAATAGTAGTCTTTCAAAAATAGATACCAGAACCTCTACTTCAGAATTGCGTAATTTGGCTGCAATTGCAGGGAAGTTAGGAAAAAACAGCAAAGAGGAAGTTCTCGAATTTGTTGGAGCAGCTGATAAATTAGTTGTTGCACTTGGTGAAGATTTAGGCGGTTTAGATGCAATTAAGCAATTAGGAAAATTAAACGAACTATTTAATATTGAAGAAGTTTACGGAACTGCTGTTGCTTTTGAAAAAACAGGTTCAGCAATAAATAGTCTTGGAGCTGCATCGGTCGCAAGTGAAGAATATCTCGTTGCATTTACTCAACGTTTTGGCGGTCTCGCTGAGAATGCAAACATAAGTATTCAAGATGTTTTGGGACTTGGTGCAACAATGGACATTTTGGGAAAAAAACAAGAGGTTGCAAGTAGTTCTATGGCAAAATTCCTTATTGCTTTAGGCGACAAAGAAGGGATTTCACATTTTGCGAAACTTGCAGGCATGAATGTAAAAGAATATTCAAAACTGCTTGAAACTGATGCAAATGAGGCGATGTTGAAAGTTCTTGAAGGTGCAAAAAGTTCAGGTAAAGGAATAACCGGACTTTCAAAAACATTACAAAATCTTGGTGTTGATGGTGTGCAAGCTGCACAGGTTTTGCCAGCACTTGCAGGCAATATTGATTTATTAAGAGAACAGCAAGCTCTTGCTAACGATGAATTTGAAAAAGGTACAAGTTTAAGCGATGAATTTGCAATTAAAAACGAAAATCTTGCTGCGAAATTAGCAAAACTAAAAAAAGCTTGGGTAAAACTATGGATGAATAGCGATGTAAAAAATGCTATTAGTGACTTGGTTGATTCTCTTACAGATATTGTAGCTTGGGTTAAAGAAAATTCATATACAATAAAACTTTTTGCAAAAGCTATTGGTGTGGTAATTATTGCGATTACTTCTTATAATATGGCTCTAAAAGCAAATGCTGCATGGACAAATTTAATGATTATTAAAAATAATTTGTTAAAGAAAGCACAATTAATGGCTGCATTAGTACAAGCCAAATTAACAGGAAATACAAAAAGAGCTGCTGCAGCACAACGAATGTTGAACATTGCCATGAAAGCCAATCCTTGGGGTTTGGCTGTAGCTGTAATAGTTGCTGCCGTAGCTGCACTTGTAATTTTTAAAGATACATTACTTGGTGTTAATAGCTTAGAAAAAGCCAGGAACGAAATATTAAAAGAAACCAATAAGCGGATGGGCGAAGAGTCCGTTAAGTTGGATATTTTAAAAAATAGAATAAATAAAGCAAATGTTTCTAACGAAGAAAGAAAAGCTCTTATTAAAGAAATAAATACTAATTATGGAGATTATTTACCAAATTTATTAGATGAAAATTCTTCGCTAAATGATATAGCGAAAGCTTACGATTTAATAAATAACGGTATCAGAAAGAAAATTGAATTACAGGTAAAAGAGGAGAAGGCAAAAGAAATTTATAAAGAAATTGCTGAAATTCAAGATGATTTAGCGAATAATTCTTTGTATAACATCAAGAAAGGCATTTTCTACAACGCCATAGGTCATCGAATGAAATTAAAAGAATTAAAAGAATTAACGAAAACTTACAATACATTGACTTCGAGCTTGACCGAAGTTGCTATCAAAGAAGCTGAAGTAAATAAAAACTCAAAAGTACAAAAAAAAACAAAAAAGACAACTAATTCAGGTTCAGGGACTAAAAAAACAGAAATAGACTTACTTGCAGAATGGAAGCAAAAATATGAGCAGCTTCGTAAAACCATAACAGATTTACGTAGGTCTCTCAACCTTGCTGATTTATCGGAAGAAGATAAACAAAGAGCTCAACTATCTCAAAAATATGATGATCAACTATCAGTTGTAACAAAATCAATTGAGCATTTTGTTGAACTTAAACAAAAAAAAGGCAGCTTAAACGCCGAAGAGTATGCTTTGTTAGAAAATTTTTATAATCAAAGAAATCAGCTTGTAAAATTAAAAGAAGATGAATTATTCAAACTTGAAAAAGAATTTGCTGATAAAAAAGTAAAAGCAAAAGAAAAACTTCAAAAACAAATTGATGAACTACTTTTAGATGAGAGTCAGAAAGAAGTTTATGCAATAACAAAAAAATATCAGACATTAATCGACAAAGCTACGGAGTATGGGATAGATACAACCGAGCTTTACGCAAAAATGTCGGAAGAAATAAAAGCATTAAATAAAGAGGTTGTTGCTGATGCCGATATTCTTGGAATGACAGATGAAGATTGGGATAAATTCAATAAACATTTCAATGCAGCAATGGAAATCGCAGGGCAGTTTTCAAGCATGATGAATGCTTTTTATCAAATTCAAAGAAATAATGATGCTGTAGAACTTGCCAGTTTTGAAGAAAATACAAGCAAAAAAAAAGAAGCTCTTGATTATCAATTAAAAGCTAACTATATTTCGCAAAAAAACTATGACAGTAAGATAGCTGCTCTTGATAAAAAAATGGATGATAAGAAGAAACAACTATCAATAGATGAGGCTAACCGAACTAAAAAACAACAAATTTTTGAATCATTAATCAACCTTGCTTCTGGTGCTGTAAAAATATGGTCTCATTGGGGTTGGAACCCTCCTGTAGCAATTGGTTTAACAACATTGCTCGGAATTACTGCTGGAGCTGAACTCGCCGCAATAAACTCAACTCCTATACCTAAAATGGGAAAAGGTGCGAGAGTGAATAAGCCAACTATTGCCGAAATTGGCGAAGCTGGTCCCGAAATCGTATTATCTTCAAGCATTGTTACAGATAAAAATTTAGGACCTATTGCAGATGATTTGGCAAGAATACAAGAAGGTAAACAGCCTAACTTATTAGGCAAACCGCAAACTCCTAATTTTACAGGAATGACAAAAGCAATTACAAACCAATCAACAAGTGTTGTTACAAATAATACTGTAATAAATCAAATTGATGCTGAAGGAATGACAATAATGCAAAATGAAATTTCAAATATGCGAAATGATATTTCAACCATGACAAAATCAGTTGTAGATTTGAAATATTTAAGAGCAATTATTACTGATGATGATTTAACGGAACATGAAGAAGATAAAGAATTAAGGGTGAAATATTCAGAGTTTTAACTTTCGTTAAAACTCACTACTTTTATTTTTTATCTGAGCTGATGCTTCTGAATTATTCAAAATTTTAATATATTTATTCGTTACTTCAAGAGAATGATGCCCAGCTTGGTCACGTACCAATTCTGGACTTATTCCATCTCGTAACATTTGTATTATTCCTGTGTCTTTTAAACTGTAAAATTGCATTTCTTTTGGTAGATTAATTTCTCGCCGAAGTCTATTCCATCGTTTTGCTATATATCTGCTATCTTTTAATAATTTACCCGGTTTAAAATAAGTTGAAAAAATATAATTATTATTATTTATTTTATGAATATTTATTTTCTCTAAAAATACTAATAAACTATCTGAAATAGTAACTGTTCTTGATTTTCCATTTTTTGAAATTTCTCCTGGTAATGCTATTATTTGATTTTCTAAATTAATCATTCCTGGTTTTAACATCCCAATTTCTTTTGGTCGCAAAAATGCGTAAAAAGTTAACATACATACGGCGAGATATTCGTATTCTTTATTTTTTATTAAATATTCCTTTATTTTTTTTCGATATTCTAAAGTAATAGGTATTCTTTTTTTTTCTTTTTCTTTTTTCTTCTTTATTCCATAATAAGGGTTTGCTTTACAATATTGATTTTCAATAAGCCAATTAAATAAAGTCTTCCCAAATGTTGTATGAGTATTATAAACCCTTTCACTTACATTTCTTTCAACATAAATATAATTAAGAAATTCAACAGCATTCTTTTTTTTAAAATTAAGAACTATCATTTTGTTTCCATTATTTTTATCACTTAAAAATTGCTTTAATATTTTTATATAACTTTTGTAGCTCCTGATGCTGTCATATCTTAATTCTTTTCCTTTGATTCTTAAAAAAATATCAAAAGCATCAAATAATTTATGAAAAGATTTTGGAGATTCTTGCTCAATAAATGGGTTCCAACCACTTGCAAGTTTTTCATTAATATTAACCATTAATTGTCTTGCAAATTTTTTACGCTCTTTTGCTGATTTAATTCTATTAAGTTTTATTCTTTTTTGAACTAATTTATTTGTTGCTGGATTAATTACAGAATAAGCAACATAAGATATGTTTGCTGTATAATATTGTGCGGGTAAATAAGTAATTTGCATTTTTTTTTCTCCTATATTTTTTTTAAAACATAGGAGTAAATGTTAATGCCGTTTCAGTGCCGTTTTTTTGCCCAAACCTTCCCTATCTTAATGATAGTAGAGTAATTAGACTTCTCTGCGGAGAGGGGGGGATTCCCGCAACCCTATGTTTTAAAGTATTCTACCTGATTATCAGGCACTTATTTTTTTAAAAAATCGTTATTTTGCCCCCTCACAGTGCCGATTTAATGCCGATTAAAAGCACTATTTTACTCCCTTGTCTTAATTCTAATACAAAGATAAAAAAAGAACAAAAAAAAACGGCAAAAGCCGTTTTATTTTAAATGATTTTCCTCAAAGTCATCTATCCGTTTTTTTATATCCTCAAAATCTTTTTTTGCTTCTTTGTTGTTATCCTCATTTCTATCTTTTACGAGGTCAGCAACTGAAACATTTAAAGCACTTGCCAATTTTTCAAGGTTTTTTGTTGAAAATGAATTTCTTTTCATCATATCATCAAAAGAAGAACGAGACATTTCTGCAGCTGTAAATAAATCAACTTTTTTGAAGCCTCGTAACTCCATATAGTACTCAATATTTGAACGATAATTTATATTAATGCTCATTTTTTCGTGCTTTTTATTTGTTTGATTTATATTTTTACGTACATTTGCATTGTAAAACTAACATATTTTCGTACTTAAACCAAATAAAATATCTTCAAAATGAAACATAATGTAAAAAACTTCGCTTTCGACAATGTTGTAGGAAAACATGCTAAAGAACAATTTAAGCTGTGGCATTTTAGCAAAGAGTGGCGAGTTGGGATAATAATCCTTTCTTTTTTAAAAACACTAACATGGTTAGTGTCAATTTATGCAGGCTATTACTTCTTATTTAATGCACTATTGCCAGTTATCAGAAATGTTAACATAACCTATATATTTGCTGCAATAGTACTTATTGCACTTGAGTTATTAACGTGGCATTTTATGTCAAAATTTTTCAAATTTCTTTACAAAGGAATAATTGTAACCGCCGTTTTTTCAGGTATAATAACAGCTATTATTTATTTCGTTTCTTTTTATATGAGTACTAATGGACTTGCTATGAGGCAATCAGACCAAATTGACAGAACCGAAATAATTACAAAAAACAATGATGTTGATATTGAACTTATAAAAAACAAATATAACGATAGAATAGAGCATTATTATGTCGAAATAAAAGATATAAAAGCCAACCCAGCCGGTTGGCGAAATGGACAGCCAACTCGGCTAACAGCCGACCAACTTAAAGATATTAAAACTTATAATATAAATATTGATAGTCTTGATAGGCAAATGAAACATGATATTTTTATTTTAAAAAAAACACAAACAAATCAACTTGCCAAAAATAAAACTGAAACAACTGCCCAAGCAGATAAATATTATAACTATGTATTTGCAATTATGATTGCTCAATTTATTTTCAACGCACTTTTAATGTTTGCGTGGTCGAGAATATATGTTGAAAATGATAGAAATACAGCGTTGAATGAGGATATAGAGAAAGCCGAAAATACTATTATAGCTAATTTTTTCTCACACATAGCAACGAGACTTTTCGATGAAGCAGGGAAAATTCAAAAATCAATTGAAAAATCAAAAGAAATTCCATTTGAAATTTCAATGCCTGAAATTCAACAAACACCTGTCGTTGGTTTTCAATCAAACAGTTCGAACTATCAATCAAATAGTTCGAATATCGGTTTTAAACAAGGTTCGAACAATAGTTCGAACACAGACCGACCGACTGAAAATCAACCAATTACCAAATCAAACATTTTGGGCAAACTCCGAACAAATGATATGCTAAGGTATTGCTTAACGCAAAAAAACAACGGTAAAATGAATATGACAGAGAAAGAAATAAGACAAGAATGTAACGTTAAGAAATGGAAATATTACGAATTTCAAAATTTAATGATAAGTGCAAATTTAATTAATGAACCAAATAAATATAAATAATTATGGAAACATTTACTTATGATAGAAGAAGAAAATCTCTTATAATTTTTGAAAATAATAAACCTGTTGGAGGGCTTATTGGCAAAATTGCAGAAACGAAGTACAAAAAATTATCAAAATTAACAGTATTAAAAAACGCTTTGAAAAATGGAAGAAAAAAAAGAAATAGCAAGTGATCAGCAGCTTATTGCTGATGTAATTTTAAAATATTTTAAGCCTGGTACTATCGAAAACCATGACAATAAAATTGAAATAGATAATTTTATTGATTTGTGGGCTCCAGTTGATAGACCGAAACTTTCGGAAATTGAAAAGGTTTTAGAATTGTTAGGATTTAAAAATGAAGATGCGAGAATAGATTTTATGTTTCTCGTTTTAATAAAAGAGCCCGAATAGGCTCTTTTTTATTTCTTATTTAAAATAGGGCAAAGCAAAAAATTAAACAATAATTCATCAGCCCTATTACTTTTTATCTAATATTTTTTCAAGTAATTGGACAATCTTTTTTTGACTATTAGCTATACTCCATATTGCAGATAACGTTTTTATCGTAACCACCAAAAAAACAAAACCTACTACAATATATAACAACAAAAATTGAAAATTTAACTCACTCATAATAAATCATTTTTTAATTAAACAATATTCATCAGCCCTTTTTATTATTTAATAATAAACATTA